ATTTTTAGCAGCTGGTTGGGATGTGCACATAAACTTCAGTCCTGTAATTGTAACAGAAGGATGGGAACAAGAGTATGCAGCACTATTTCAGCTAATAGATAAGAATGTTATTCTCAAACACAGAGTAAAAGCAGAAGTAATCTTTCTTACCCACAATGCTGATAAGCATAAGTATAATCTGGATCATGGTATACTAGGTGAAGAACTATTGTGGAGACCTGATATACAAGAGGATAAGGTATCACAGTATGGGGGTACGAACATCAGATATAAGCATAATCTAAAGGATGACTATATCAGAGCTTTCAAATCCCTGCATCAATTGATAATACCTTGGAATACAATCAGATACATTTTTTAATTATGAAAGATTTAGAATCATTAAAAAGAATGAGTACCGACTATTCAGTGAACCGATATATTAATACCAATGTATCACCCAAAGAAAAAGCTTCGGAAATAATTAAAGATTATACTGAACTTCTTTCTGGTGTTGAAGCATCTAAGGAATTAATAATCAGTTGCTCTGTCAGAGTAGCTGATGAGTTAATTTATGTCACAGGTTCAAAATATTGGTACTCAGTAAAAAATCACATACAAAATTTTAAACAAAATGCCTAAATGTAAAGGTCCTTGCTATAACCTATTCTTGGATGATATGAGAATTCCCCAAGAAGTTTTTGAATACACACAAGATCATAGATATAGTGAACGTAGTTGGATATCAGTCCGTAACTACGAAGAGTTTGTAAAAGTTGTTTCCGAAAAATATATAGAAGGACAACTACCGCAACTCATATCATTTGATCATGATCTTGCTGATCAGCATTATCGAGAAATCGGTAACTCTGATTATGACAGCTATCTTGAAAAAACCGGATATCATTGTGCTAAATGGTTTACAGACTTCTGTATAGATACAGAAAGTCCGTTACCAGAATGTTTAGTTCACTCCATGAACCCGGTCGGTAAAAAAAATATAGAAAGCTTGTTAAAAAGTTTTAAATGCGAATATTGTGATGGAGAAGGTTATCACAAAATGAGCTGTGTCAAAAGTAAAAATCCCGATTTATATTAGCGAAATGAAAACTAACACTTCATCTCCTATTACAAACGGTATTTTAATGATGGCAGTTGCTGCTGGATTTGCATTTATCGGTGGACTAATTACAGACTGGTTGTTTTATATCGGTCTAGTATTAGGTGTTTTATTTGTTGTTCTGTGGGCTCTTAGTTACGAGTTTAACTTGTTCATGGAAGCTAAGATCAAACTATTTACTTACATTAAGTTTGACTTCAAAAATGATCCTAAACACTACGTTGGATTAGTGTTTATATGGTCTGTTGTTTTATTTTGGTTATTTAAAGATCTCTCTGACCAAAGAGAAATAGGTGCTGATGTTTTCTTAGGTTTATTCAGCGTCTATTTAGTATCTTGTGTCATGATCCTTTGGGGATACTATAAAGAATATGACAAACTACCCTAAACTTATATTTTTATACTGGGATGAACCCAGTATTCCTGTTAGCTTAACTGGTAAAGCTCCCGATTTAAACGGGAAGGATGTAGGTTCGACTCCTACACAGGAAACCAAACAATCTTATGACTGAACACGAAAAAGAAAAGATCCAAATACTGAATTTACTTGTATGGTTACAAGTTTCAGTATTTAGTGCGGACGAGTGTGCTACCATTAAATGGTTTAATAGAAATCAAACTAAGATGATGTTAAACAGATTGGTAGATACTATCAATAAAGAGCATGGTTTAGTCATAAAAGAACTGTGGGATGTAGAAGGTGCTAATATGGACGATGCTATGAGAGAAGTAGTAAAGTTCAGTGAGACTGTATCTAGAATACCTTACTACAGATTACCTGATCTTACACAGATCATAGAGCAGTACATTGAATCAGAGGGTAAGCTTTAGTTCTTATCTACTTTAGCTTTAATGTACAAGTGTCTTTTCTCTTGTTCTGCTGCCATAATCGCCATTATACCACGAAGTTCTTCGTAGGTAATTTGAACTATTAGTTCCTCTTCATCATCGATTACCTGAAATACTTCAGCATCAATGTATACTTCAGGAACCTCAAGTTCATCATCCTTTACAAAAGGACGTTTGTATAACCCAGCTTTTATGTAGGTAGGCATTAGCGTATCTCCCCATTGTCTATTGTAAGATTCTGAACACTAAAGTTACCATCTTTTTTCATAGTCACAACAGCAAATCCGTGTACCCATTCATTATACGGCATATAATCAGGAGATAGCTCACACAGACATCCTGTAGAGAATCCACCATGATAATGACCATCCATGTTTTTGTCTAGGTAAGTGCTGGATCTGTGGTAATGACCGCAGATTGTATTGACTTTTGATTTACCGTAGATATACTTAGCAGGGTATACACCTCCAGCACCTTTGTATTCATGACCGTGAATGATGTTTAGATTACCGGCTTTAATTACTGTGTATTTATCTATCAAGATTACATGATGCTTAGCAAACTCTAGTAAGATATCTAATCTAAACTCTTCACAGTTAAGGATTTCTGGAGCTTTTACTTGTAGATATCTTTCTAGTCTCATCTCATGGTTACCAATCTTGTAGTATATCTGAGCTTTAGGGAATGCTAGTCTAAGTTCTTTTAGGAACCACTTACCTAATTCTAGTTCTTTGAGGAATGTAGGTTTGCTTGGATTTTTAGAGAAGTCAGACAGTTGGTAGAAATCTAGTATGTCTCCATTAAGAATAACACAATCTACTTGTTGCTCTATACCATATTTAATAGCGGTTCTAAGTGCTGCAGCATTATGGTAAGGGAAGTGGATATCAGACAGAATGAGAATCTTTTTGGTAGCAGTACCTAGAATATACGGTTCCCGAATTTCTTCAAATGATTCGGGGATATCCTCAAAGGGACTATAGTTGTAAGTAATTTCTCTAAGTAATTCTTTAGATTTTATTTTTTTTCTATTGCTTTCTCCTTTAGTCCCTGTATAGTATCTGAGTCTGTCTCTTGCATGCTCAACATCAGTAAATTCTAATGGGTTTTCGCTGTATATCTTTTTGGCTAATGTGAGAATTGGAGTTTTAGGGAATCTTTTTAATGCTGCTTTGCATATCTCCCCTACTTGTTTTGGTTTTCCAGCCATCCGTAAGTGTTTATTATCTAAAATAGTATAAATAAGTCAATAAAACAATGAGAAAAGTGGATGTAAACCTTGATAGAGAGACTATTAAACTGAAAATCAAACAGTTAATGAAAGAGTATGTTGCAGATAATAATCCGTTGTTAATTGACTTTTTGGTTAATACCATAATGAGTCAATCTAATGGCGTAAAGAATTTGCTATTAGCAGAAGCTAATCAGCTAGATAGAGATTATTATCCTGTTGGTACTGTAGTACAGATTGAATTTAAAAGAATCGGCGAGTACTATAGCTCGTTAAAAAAAGATCAGATGCTAGAAAACCCTGATAGTTTTGGTTTAAAGGGTGACTGGATTCAAGGTCTTATTGTAGATGTATATCCTTTCAGCACTAATTATCACTACACAGTGATGTACAAGGGTGTTGATTATAACAAAGCAATTGTAGAACAGTTAGTTGAGCTTTCAGCTGACGATGTAAAAATTTATGAATATGAGTGAGAGAATTCAAGATCAACGTCCAGTTTACATGGGCACATTTAGCAAGTATGCTAAAAGTTTTGAGAGTCGCATAGCGCTTCTAGAAAATGATATGGAAGATTTAGCTAAGAAAACTAGAATATCTTCTAGAAGAATTGATGACATTTCTAAGATGACGAGGATATTTTTTGGTACTATGATTAGTATAACTATTGTAGAGTTAGCTATAATAATGCTGAAAATCTTTGCATAATTGATTGATGTTTAGGTACTTTTGATTATAAAGTCTACCTTTGATAGGTAAACTATGTACTATCAGCTGCCAAACGGAAAAGTGGTGCAGATGTCTGTAGAAGAGTATCTTAATTTAACTAAAAGAGACATCCAATACTTGCTAAGCATCAATGCGGGGGATTACATTTCAAACCCCTGGAGCGGCTCTGTCATCTCTAGTATGAAAAAACAATCAGAAGATTCTGAAGATGAAGAGGATCCTGATGTCGTAACGTTTGAAAATGCAGAGGAAATAGAAACATTCTTTGAAGAGTATTTCCCTGAGGATTTTGATGATCCTGATCCTAGAATCGACTTAGACTTTAATGTCTAATCTGTCTTTGTAAACAATTGTAAATTTATTTAATATGAAGAAGCAATCCCGTGTTCAACCTACGGAGTATTCCGGCAGGTTGAGTGATTATCAACTGTATGGTAGCCCTAACCAACGGTTTGTTGACTATGAGAGGGATGAGTTCAATGCTTATCAGAATTTTCTGTATAAGCGAGCTCTATTTGGTTTATCTGTATATTCAGCTGATGAGCTGAGTATAATGCACTGGGACAAGAAAAAACGTATCCAGAAAGTGCATCTGAGAACTCAGAACGTTCTTAATCTATGGAAACAGGAGATTATTAACTCTACTGTAAACAAGATCTTTAGTACTCTATTTCACCACAGTTCTTTTGCGAAAGACATGGTAGAGAAATTTGGTAATGACACAGATCCTAATTACATTAGCAAGGTTAATTTTAAAGATTTAGGTATTGATAAGCGGCAGATTGTCACTAAATTAATACAAGAGAAAATCTTACCTGTTAACTTTTACGAACTTTCCTGATTATGAGTAAGTACCACAATTTAGACAATGAGGAAGTAATATTTCTGTACCTATCAAACCGCAAGTTTGTAGAGCAGTATGATATTATTTTTGAGCAGGGCGGTGTTGAGTCTGTAATGGACTTATCTGACAGTGCCTATGTAGTAGGGTTTAAACAAATGTCTGAACAAGATCTTATGGATCTTATGGAAGACCCTCATTACAAGTATTGTGTAAGTGTGGACAAAAAATTAGAACCTATTGTAGAGCTCATCCGGGAAACACTCCCGGAGCTCTACACTAAGGTTGAGAAATCGTTTACAAACAAAACGTAATGAAATACCAATTTAATGTCAATGGGGTAGTATCATTAGTGCTAGTACCCGAGAATGAACTAGAAAAGAACTTGTTAAAGTCTTTGAGCGTTCAACCCAATGAGTTTAAAGAAGTATCAAAGAGCTCGTCAGTAGGAGCTCAGTACTCAGATGGAACTATTATAATTTCAGGTTCGCATGCAAGCAAAACTGAAGAAGTGTAGTGGTTGTGATCAGTTAAAGCATATCTGGAAGAGACACGAGAAGCAGTTGTACTGCAAGGATTGTTGGGCACAACATCCTGATAAGGGTAGCAAACCCTTGCAAGCTAAGAAACCTATGAGTAAAAAGTCATCTAAGCAACAAAAGCTAGATGCTTTATATTCAGTACTTAGGGAAGCTTATCTTAAGAAGAATCCATTTTGTAAAGCTCGTTTGTCTGGATGTCAGATTAATGCTACTGATGTGCACCACAAAGCTGGTAGGGGTAGGTTTATGTTAGATGAAACTACCTTTCTAGCTGTATGTAGAATTTGTCACAATCAAATTGAAGAGAACCCTGTAATGGCGAAAGCTATGGGGTTCTCTGAATCTAGAGAAGAAGCACATGGAAACAAAGAATAGACAAGATGTTCAAGCAGAGGCTATTGAGTCTTTACTTAAGAGTAACAGATCTGGTGTAGCTGTATCAATGGGTGTAGGTAAGACTCTAATAGGTCTGAAACATCTTGATGCGATGGCACCGGTAAAAGCTTTAGTTGTAGCACCTAAAAAGTCTATCTTCCAATCTTGGAAAGATGAGATGACTAAACATGGTCTAGAGTATTTAGAACCTTATATCAAGTTTAGTACTTACATTTCTCTACCAAAGCAAGATCTAGACTATGACGTGGTATATCTTGACGAGTGTCATAATCTATTACCTAGTCACGAACCGTGGTTGTCACAGTTTAAAGGTAAGATTATAGGTCTTACAGGTACTCCTCCAAAGTTTGAGACTTCAATCAAGGGTAAACTTGTAAAGAAGTTCTGTCCTATTAACTATGAGTATTTTGTAGATGATGCTGTATCTGATGGTATTCTGAATGACTATAAAATAGTCGTTCACATGCTGAAGTTAGGTACTGTCAAAAACATGATGGCGGGTGGTAAAACTAAAAAGTGGCCAACTAGTGAGATAGAGTCATATAGTTATTGGTGTGATAGAATAGATAAGTCTGTATATCCACAGGAGACTATGATGCTTCGTATACAACGGATGAAAGCTATGATGGCGTATCCTAGTAAAGAAGTATATGCTAAAAGACTGTTTGATAGTATTGGTGATAAGTGTATTCTTTTCGCTAATACCCAAGATCAAGCAGATAAACTTTGCAGACATAGTTACCATAGTGAGAATCCGGATTCTGAGGATAACTTATTGAAATTCAAAGCAGGTATAATTAATAAACTGTCAGCTGTATTACAGCTTAACGAGGGTGTAAACATCCCGGAACTACGACAGGGTATTATCATGCACGCTTATGGAAATGAGAGAAAGAGTTCTCAGAGAATCGGTAGATTACTACGACTAAATCCTAATGAGACTGCAGTTGTCCACATACTTTGTTATGAGGGAACTGTAGATGAAACATGGACAAAGTCCGCTCTATCTGTATTTGACCAAACTAAAATAATTTACAAGTAAATTTGGTAGTTTAGATAAACTTCCTATATTTGCTCAATAAACATTAACTATGTCGTCTTTTATATCAACTTTTATCACAGTCGGAGTATGTCTCGCTATTTATGCGTATATCAGAAATAAGTATACAACTCAAATAGCACAACTTCAAGGACAGATTGCAGACCTAAACTTGGAAATTCTTAATTTTAAGTCCAAGGTAAGAAATCTGGATGACAGACTCTTTGTAAGTCAGAAAGAAGTATCTAGTTACAAAACTAAGCTAGACACTATGGTAGACATCAACAAAGAACTTGCTGCTACTAAGACAGCTGCTAAACCAATTCCAGCTTCTGCTGAAACAACATCTACAGAACCAAAGAAAAGAGGTAGAAAGCCAGGTTATAAAAAACCTTTCTACAAAAAGAAGTCTGGTGGGAAGCCATCATGATTAGGTGAATAAATAAATTAATGATTGCGAAAAAGGAGGGTAAAACCTCCTTTTTTGTTTATATTATAGTATGGCTTCTGTCATACTAACGATATTATTTATTATCTTAGGTTCTTACTTTAAAGGTAGAATGGACAAGGTTATGTTCAGAGACAATAACTCTGGATGGAAACAGAAATGGGAATTAAGTAACACTGGCAAATTAATCAGATATAATGGAAAAGATTGGTACTACTTTGGATTTTATCCTAGCTTTAAAGAGAGTTTTCCTTACAGTAGTACTCTTCTTGTTTGTTTTACTGATAATTGGCATAAGTATCAGTTTCTATTTCTTCGGTGTATTTACCTGGCTATTTGTATTCAAATGGTTGGGTTGGTTACAGCTATCTTGTTAGCTTTTACAGTGTTTCCTTTACTCTATGGTATAGGATTCTACTTCGGTTTTGAGAGATACAGAAAAATCTAGTTTATGAAACAACTGCCTATTAGCATTCTCTTTGAAATGAGAGACGGGGAACTTGTCCCCAAATCGGAGCTAGGTAAACATTCGCTAGCTAATTATTTAAAAAATGTAGAGGAAGGTGCACTTATACAAGTCACCTACGAAGAGCAAAGTACAGATGGTACTTATGCACAGATAAGTAAACTTCAAGCTTGTACCCGGGAGCTATCAAAGCACCTAGGTTATACTCATGAAGAGGTTAAAGACATAGTAAAGCACAAGGCTAACTTATATACTCCTGAAGGAGAACTTAAGTCGTTTGCTCAGTGCTCGAAGGAGGAGTTGAGTTTGGCGATTCAGTCTGCTCTTGATCTTGGGGAGCAGGTGGATTTTCCTCTTCTATAACTGCTTCTTTTTCAATATCATACTTGACAATTTTTGTCAACTTTTGATCACGAGCTTCGTTTTCAAGACCTACAACTAAACCCATAAGTGTTTCAAAGTGAAACTCATCTTCGGTTTTATCTTGACAGTTTGGATCCATTGCTCTACTAGTAAAAGTTTTAGCATCTACGTCTCCAGGAATTTTATAATAATTAGTCATAAAATGATTGAGGCGTGCATAGAACAAACCACTGATTTCGACTTTAATCATAGCTTCTTTAGGTATGATTTCTATCTCGTGAACAGTTTGTTTTTCTTTGTTTTCTACGTTGTTTGATACTTCTTCAGACATAACTAAAAATTATTTAAACAAAAATATGATAAGCTCAGTAAACTTACAAGATGTAAAAGATAAACTTTATCTAGACTTAAAAGATACAGGTTGGGACGATAAGCTTAAAAGCTTTTTACAGGGTACAGAAATGGATAAAATTCTTGAGATTCTTCTAAAAGAAGCTCTAGATGGTAAGAGATTTACTCCACCAGTAAAATATATTTTCCGAGCCCTAAAATCATGTCATTTTAATAAGACTCGTGTTGTTATTATAGGACAGGATCCTTACCCACAAATGGATGTTGCGGATGGTTTAGCTTTCTCTTGTAGTAGACAAGATAGAACTGAAGTATCTCTACAGTTTATAAAGCAGTGTATTCAAGATACTGTTCCTAAAGAAGATCAAGATCCTAATCAGTCAAATGACTTGTCTAGGTGGGCAGATCAAGGTGTGCTACTTCTCAACACAGCGTTTACAACTTCTATAGGTAAACCTGGTACTCACCAGATACTATGGAGAAATATGGTAGTCAATATCTTAGATGCTCTAGTGTGGAATAGTGACCCAATCGTTTATGTTTTTTTGGGTAAAAAAGCACAAGAATTTTCTGATTTGATACCCGATGTGAACTACAAAATTATAACTTCGCACCCCGCTAGCGCATCGTATACCGGTACTCAGTGGGATTGTGCAGACATGTTTAATAAGATCAATTCTTATTTACAAAAACAATCTAAATCTAAAATCATATGGTAAGAGTAGAATCCTCATTTACCTTAGAACAGCTCATGCAGTTTTCTAAGGATAATTACGAAGCATTTGGTACAAAGAGTCGTTTGCGAAAGCATGCATACTACCGACAGATAGCAGCTTATATTGCTCTAGAAGGTGGTTATAAGATAGGAGAGATAGCAAAAGCATTATCAGTATCCCATCCCACTATAATCTGGTCTAGAGAACAGGCTACAGGTCATCTTACAAGTAGAGATGAGACGTTTTATCCGTACTATGTAGAGTTTGTAAACAAGTTTAACAATCACCTGAACAATGAACTTCCTGCCGCAGTTAATGAAGGACAGCGAGTTGACGCCTAATCAACTGTACCTTCTTTATTGTCTTTTTGTAGATGAGAAACCGTTGTACATAAATATGTACACTGAATTGCGTGGTCTACAAGTTGCTGGTTATGTTTCTACAGACGGTAGAATAACCAACAAGGGGGTAGAGGTTGCGGAAAAGATACCTGTCGCTAAAAAGACAGCTAAGAAACCTTCTTTGGTTATTACCGAAGACTGTATAACCCAATATCTTGATTTATTTCCTAAGGGTAAACTACCTAGTGGTAAACTAGCTAGATCTGACAGAAAGAATATTAAGACTAACCTCGATTGGTTCTTCAAGACCTACGAGTATAGTTGGGATGTGGTTATACGCGCTACAGCATTGTATGTAGATGAGTATGAGAAAAAGAACTACTTGTACATGAAGACTTCTCAGTATTTCATTAGCAAGATGAATCCGGATAGAACTCGTGACTCAGAACTTGCTAATTATTGCTCATCAGTTGTCAACAACGACTATGAGTCTGATGATAATTTCTTCTCGGAAAAAGTGGTTTAATTTAGTAAATTGCACAGACACAAAAGTCTTTGTGTCGTTATCACAATAAACATGGAAACACAGGTACTCTGGAAAAGTCAGAAAGAATCTTTCGTCCAATCACTCGAATACATGAGAGGTAGAATGGATGGAAAGATTAAAAGTATTAAAACCCCGTGGTCCAAGTTTAATGATGCAACTACAGATGGTATAGAATGGAACTCACTTACAGTTATAGGTGGTCGTCCAGGTGCAGGTAAAACTCTAATTAAAGATCAGATAGTTAGAGAAGCATTTTTACAGAATCCTGACGAAGACTTTAGGGTACTAGAGTTTCAGTTTGAGATGCTTGGTAGAACAAGCGCTATCAGAGAGTACTCGAGTGTTTTAGGTAAGTCCTATAAATACTTGTGTAGTGCAGACGGTAAGCTTTCAGAAGAAGATCTTACCAAATGTTATGAGTACGCCAAGAAGAGAGTTGTCTTTCCTATTGACATTGTGGAAGACCCTTTGACGGTAAATGAGTTTAAGGAACAAATTAGTATGTACATGAGAAACAATCTCGTTCAAACAGACGATGATATGTACTACAGAAAAACTATTGTAACCTTAGATCACTCGTTGCTGCTTAAAAAGGCACCCTTTGAGAAAGATAAGTACGACACTCTGTACAATCTTGGTGAAGCGGTTACAGAACTTAAGAGGAAATATCCCATAGCGTTTATTATCCTCAGTCAATTGAATCGTAACATAGACAATCCTGAACGTAGTGAGGATGGTAAGTACGGTAATTACATTCTAGAGTCTGACATCTTTGGTTCAGATGCGTTGCTACAACACGCTGACACATTGATAGGACTCAACAGACCAGGGAAACAGAAGATTAGATTCTATGGTCCGGATAGATATGTAATAGAAAATGACAGAGTTCTAGTTATGCACTTTCTTAAGTGTAGAAACGGTGATAACCGTATGAGTTTTTTCAGAGCAGAGTTTGAAAAGATGCGGGTAGCAGAAATGGAAACTCCCGCACAGCAAGAAAGAAGAATTAATAAGTAAAAATTATGATTAAAACCCAAGAGAAAACAACAAAAGACAGAGTATTGGAGCTAAGAGAAAAACATCAAGAAGTATTTGAAGAAATAGGTAAACCTCATGCTTATTTCTACCCTAAAATTGCATACCGTCCCGTAGATAAAGACGAGTTGTATGTAAGTTTTTTTCCTAGCGAATTAAACAAAGGTGACGATATCTACACAGAGTTTATTAGTAGAGACTATACCCCAGAGGATAGCAACAGAACCCTATGGGTACTGCGGTACAATCCACACTGGAAAGAAGAGTACGAACCTACCCAGGTTAATGACTTATCTACTGCTAGATATCTAGTACCTGTAAGTGAGCTAAGTAAAGTAAATCTTCCTAAGAAGGAACAAGAGGCAGATCCTTTTAAGTCACTAGCTGATTTTGTAGATGATTGTCCTTTTAGTCAAATGACAGTTAGAGACTTTGCTACTATTATGACCGGTAAACCTGTAAGTTACAAAACGTGGTTAAATAAACTAATTACAGAAAAATGAGCGAAATAGTTCTGCCTACTAAAAAAGTTGCTGCTGAAAGCAAAAGTCCTAAGAACCTTATCATCTTTAGTAAACCTAAAGTCGGTAAGACCACTTTGTTGTCTCAACTAGAGAACTGCCTTATTCTAGATTTAGAAGACGGTACTGACTATGTTGATGCAATGAAGATTAAAGCAAAGTCTATTGATGATATCCGTGCTATTGGTAAAGCTATCAAAGAAGCGGGTAATCCTTATCAGTACATTGCCGTAGACACAATCACTGCACTAGAAGAGTTGTGTATACCATACGCAGAAGATTTGTATTCTAAATCTTCTATGGGTAAAAACTGGTTCACAGAAGGTAAACCTAAGTATGGTACTATCCTCAACATGCCTAATGGTGCAGGTTATCCCTGGTTAAGGGAAGCTTTTACGAAAGTCGTAGATTACATTAAAGCGTGGGCACCAAGAGTTATTCTTGTAGGTCACGTTAAAGATGTGGTACTTGACAAAAATGGTTCAGAGTTCAACTCTCTGGATTTAGATTTAACAGGTAAATTAAAAAGAATTACTAGTTCTCAGTCTGATGCTATTGGATATTTGTATCGTAAAGGAAACAAAAATGTCCTTAGTTTTAAGACCACGGACGAAGTATGCTGTGGTGCAAGACCCGAACATTTAAGAAATCAAGAAATTGTGTTGTCAGAAATAGCTGAGGACAACGCAGTAAAAGTCAATTGGAATAACATTTATATAGATTAAAATTATGATTAGCACAAAAGTTTCATCATCATCATCCGGTATTAACAAGATTATCCAACCCGGTAATGTAAAGTCTAAAATTAACGCTGTAACACTAGAGACAGTTCCTTACAAAGAAGGTGCATACCATGTATGTCTTCACCTGGAAACAGAACCTATTACTGACGAAAGCTTTGAAGGTTTGCTTGTAGATAAAGACGATCCAAATGGAAGAAGATATGAAGGTCAAGTAGCTCGTATTAAAACAAGCGAGTGGGCGTATTCAGATGGTACAACTAAGAGCGGTATAAAAGTTAGTCGTGATACCGAGATTGTACGGGTTATCGAGAACATTTGTAAACAAACAGGTAGCTCTAAGTGGCTAGAAGATCACGACAATGTGTTTAATACTATCGAAGAGTTTGTTATTGCTTTCAACAACGACAAACCTTTTAAAGATAAATACATGAACTTCTGTATTGGTGCAAGAGAGTATGTAAATAAAGCTGGTTACAACAGTTATGACATGCATCTCATTCGTCCAGAAAGAGGACAGTTGTCTTTCCAAAGTGTTGATGCTGAATCTGTTAAGGTTCCAACATTTGACGGAGACAAGCACATTAAAAAAGCTAAGTCTGAATCTGTAAGTTCTTTTAAGAGTAGTAGTGACTCTGACTTTGATGTTCCTACTACTTCAAAAGTATCTGCTGATTTTAATTTAGATTAGTTAAAGGGTTAACTATTAAAGGGGGGAGTAACATCCCCCTTTTATATTTTTATGCTATGATAAGTACTAAACATATTGTTACCAGCATTGCTGAGGTACCTTCATCATGGGTATTTGAAACTTATTGTAACCTAACCGAAAGATTATTAGGTCAAGATGTAAAGATAAAGTCTCTGTTTAATCCCAGGGACAGTGTACCTTCTATGGTTATTTTCTGTAGAGAGGATAGATACTTCTTTAAAGATTTTTCTACTGACAAAGGCGGTGATTCTACTGCGTTTGTTTCTTTTTTCTTTAACCTACCAAAGGGACAAGCTATCAACAAAATACTAGAGGATTATAGAGAGTATCTTAAATCTTCTGGCGGAAGAAGTCCTGTTGTAGTAAAACAGAAAGCTAGCTACAAACTAGAAAGTTATGACACTAGAGGATGGACTAGAGGTGATGCAGATTACTGGACAGCATACAAGATTGATTCCGACATTCTGGAACAATATCATGTAAAACCATTGAGCTCATTTACTTTTAGTAGAAACGACGAGGGTGTCTATGATTTTTTTGTAACCCAGAAAGCATATGTTTATGGTTACTTCAGAGAGGATGGTAGTCTTTACAAGATTTACCAACCGTATAACAAGGACAAGAAGTTTATGAAACTAGCTACCTATATCCAAGGTATGGATCAGCTAAAGTTTGATAAAGAACATCTTGTTATTACCAGTTCTCTTAAGGATGGTATGTGTCTTAAAAAACTAGGTTATCCTGTAGAGTTTATAGCACCGGACTCTGAGGGCTCGGTGATTAGAGAAGAAGTTATTACTTATCTAAAAAGTAAATACAAAGTAATTACATGTATGTTTGACAATGACACTGCAGGCATAAAAGCTATGGAACGGTATCATGAATTATATGGATTACCTAGTATACTTTTGCCAATGGAAAAAGATCTTTCTGACTCTGTAAAGAAACATGGTCAAAAAGCAGTAAAACAAGTACTAACTCCTTTACTTAATGCATATGAACAAAGAACAGAAAAAAGCGATGGAACGATTTGAATCATGGATGGACGGACTTCACTTACAGACGCTTACTGATGAGTTAAAAAATGACATCATTGAAGCGGTAAGAGATCTAATTGAAGAAATGCAAGAACTAAATGACTAAAGGTTATATAGGTATCGACATTGGAAAGAAAGGTGCTATAGTTTACCAGCATCCTGATGGGAAAATTGAAGCTTATGCTATTCCCATGATTAAAGATGAGGTTGACTATGCTTTTATGTATGACATTATACAGCACATGAATGCTAGACATTATGAGCTCTATGACTGTCATCCACATATAATTTTTGAGAAGCTTGGAGTTATCTTCGGTAGCTCTAAAACAACTGCATTCTCTATGGGTCACCAGTCTGGTGCTGTAGAAATGATGGCTATTGCTCTTCGTATTCCTTACACAAAGATTCCTGCTAAACAATGGCAGAAAGAAATGTTTACAGGAGTAGAAGAGATTACTATTACCAGAAAGTCTACTAGAGATACTAAAGCAATGGCATTGGTAGCTGCTAAAAGATTATTTCCAGGTCAGGATTTTACACTTACAGAGAGAGCTACCAAAGCACACGATGGTATGGTAGACGCTTTATTGATGTCGGAATATGGAAAAAGAAAAGGTCTCTGAGAAAGCTGTACTAGATTATGATGGATATAAAACTGTAAGGGCTATGTTGCTATCTGAAACTAAAGCAGATAGAGATATAGGTCTTGGTATACTAGAGAATATAGATGAGAGGAAATGTCTTCCTTTTATTTTATTCATGGCAATAGAGTTTAGTCAAATGGACGAGCACATACCTAGAACAATCATGTGGTCTATGTATGGTAGATTAAAGTCGCTAAACGCTATTAACAAAATCATTGATGTAAAAACTAAATATTTATCTAATCCTTTTGGGTATAACACCCCTGACGCAATTATAAAACTTGTAGATGAACGTTCATTAAATAAGTATACTGATCACTCTACCAGACAATATCTGGATAGAATTGTAGAAAGAATGACTATTACTCAGGTTGTAGATGCGATTCTAATACAAGATGACCCTGAAAGATTCTATCCTTTAGAGAAAGACATTCAGGAGTTCGTGATAAATAAACTTGTTAAGAATTGGAGAATCCACGATTATAAATTGCAAATCCCGGGGTTTACTATGAAGTTTAATATCCAAGAAGCAATAGAAATAAGAAGACATGAGCTTAACAAGAAATGAAAGTCTTTCTAAAGTATGTAAAGAACTTATGTTGAAAGAGCCCTACTACGGGCTTTTTCTAGTTATGACTGAGAAACAATGGACTGATAAGATTGAGACAGCTGGTGTTGCTAAACACAACATCAACTACAAACTTCTTATTAATCCGGAGTTTTGGGATAGTCTTAGTCTAAACCACAGAATCGGTTTGACTAAACACGAGATGCTGCATCTAGCATTCTTCCATCCACTGATGAAAGATAGCTTTGATGATCACCAACTCTTCAATATTGCTGCAGATCTAGAGATTAATCAGTATATAGAGGATGAGTTTCTACCGGATGGCGGTCTAAAACTAGACTCTTTTCCTGACATAGTTTTTCCTGAGAGAGCAGGTACTAGAGCTTATTATGATATTCTAAAGAAGAATCAGAATAATCCTACTCTGCAGAATCTTAAAAGTGCTATGGGTCAAGGGTTACCTCAATCCGAGGATGGACTTAACAACCCTAATCACGACTGGAAAGAGTTTGAAGATATGGGTGAAGCTGAGAAACGTCTGATGAAAACTCAAATGGAGTATCAGATGAAAGAGCTAGCTCATGAGGTAACTAAATCTAGGGGTATAGTTCCTGGAGAGATTAGAGAACTGATTGATAACTTTACTGCTTTTGAACAACCAAAGTTTGACTGGCGTGGTTACATCAGAAGATTTGTAGGTAGGTCTGTAAAGGTTTATACCAAGAAACTAAGAAGGAAGTTTAATAAGAGATTTGAGGATAATCCCGGTCTTAAGATTAAGCAGAAGAAACATATCTTAGTTGCTGTAGATACATCAGGTTCTGTAAGCACAGATGAACTTAAGGAGTTTTTCTCAGAGGTTCATCATATGCATAAGACAGGTTCTGATATTACCGTAGTGCAGTGTGATACTGCTATTAGTGACATCCGTCCTTATAAACAGAGTAACAAGATTGAGTTACACGGTAGAGGCGGTACTTCCTTTGATCCCGTTGTAGAGTATTATGACGCTAATCAGAAGAAGTATACATGTCTTATTTATTTCACAGATGGAGAAGCGCCTGCTCCCGCTAAACCAAAGGGGCACATCTTGTGGGTACTAAGTTCCCGTTCAGAGATTAATAATAAATTACCAGGTCAAATTATCAAATTAAACTAAGATGGCAAACATTAAGCAAGTAGTATTGAACACTACAGAATTGAAAGACTTTGTAAAACACATTGTAGGAAACAACCGTTATCTCCAAGAGAACGGTAAGAATCCTGTTGCTATAAATATCGAAGGTGAAGCGGGTCTAGGTAAGACCAGTGCTATTTTGCAAGTTGCAGATGAGTTGAATCTCCAGTGTATTAAGCTGAATTTGAGTCAGTTAGAGGAGATAGGTGACCTTGTAGGTTTTCCAATGAAAGAGCATGAGATGGTAAAAGGTGACCTTGTTAAATGGGTTACCGAGTCTACTATGCCTATGTATATAACTGGTGGTTACAAACCTACCGGTGAGAAGAGAATGACACATGCTGCTCCTGAATGGGTTCAAGGTAAAGGTCAAGGTGGTATCCTTATTCTGGATGACTGGACTCGTGCTGACCTCAGATTCGTTCAAGCGGTGATGGAGATTATTGACAGACAAGAGTACATCTCATGGAAATTACCAAAAGACTGGCACGTTATCTTGACTTCTAATCCTGATAATGGTGAGTATTTGGTTAACTCTATTGACACAGCTCAGAGAACTCGTTTTATCACAGCACATCTGAAGTTTGACATTGATTGTTGGGCAAAGTGGGCAGAACAGAATAGCGTTGACTCTCGTTGTATCAACTTCCTGTTGATGCATCCTGAGTTGGTTAAGGGTGATATTAATCCTCGTAGTATTACTACATTCTTTAACTCTATCAGTTCCATCAAAGTGTTCGAGGAGCAGTTACCACTTATTCAGATGATTGGTGAGGGTAGTGTAGGTACTGAGTTTAGTACTCTGTTTACCACCTTTATCAATAACAAGCTGGATGCTATGGTATCTCCTAAGGAAATCCTTACCGGTGGTGACTGGGATGCTATTGAGAGTAAACTTAAGGCTTCCATGTATGACGGTTCTCATTACAGAGCTGACATTGCTAGTCTGATGGCAACTCGTATTAGTAACTATAGTGTAGTATATGCAGAATCAAATCCTGTCACTGATAAAATCATGGACAGAATTAAAGAGATCATCAAAGCTGAGGAACTCTTTGCTCTTGACTTACACTATTTCATGATCAAGAACATTATCTCTGGTAACAAAACAAAGTTCCAGAAGATGTTACTTGACAAAGACATTGTTAAACTCGCAGTAAAATAATTATGGAAATAGAATTTAAAAAATACATGCACTGTGACTTTCTTCAAAATGAAGCGGTGCTTAATACCCCAGAAAAGGATTCTTGGGCGTATGTATATTTTGGTAAAATGGATGAGCGTTCAATACAGCACAAAATCTTTAGCGATGTTGGTATAAAGATGACTAGCTCTGAAATTGAACCATCTACTCTTGGTAAAATATTCTTTACTAAGTCTGCAAATGTTCCTAGATATAAAGTCCGGGAAGTAAAAGATAAGTACAACTTAGCTGTTGTTAGAGATTCTAGCAAAGCTGATACTATTGTTATTTCTAAAAATGAAATACAAGAGAATGTTCAGCATAGCTGGGGTGCATATCTATACCACAGAAATACTGTAAAAGAAGTATTGGAGGCGCTATATGCGTCTCCAGCTTTTGTTTCTAATGGTAGACTTAGATACAATGCTTATCATAGTGAAATGCTTAATAACAAAGAGTTGGTAAAAAATGCTCTTGATAAACTAAATGATCTTCCTGCAGATGTAGAGTATATCTCTTTTACTTATGGATGTCGTGATAAGTTTGATGTTGTAGCAAATACATTAAGTCATAGTGTTGAGCATAAAGCTAATGTCAAAATTATAGAACCATCGGTTTATGATGGTATGCTACAGTATAAGGGCAAGAATGTTATTACAGATTCTGCTTTACAGTCTATTCTAGGTTCTTCAGAAATGGAACATGAGAACTATGTTTTCATTGACCAGTTGCTGAGTAGTCATGATCCCGGTAATATTGAACTAGGTCTTACTCTAATGGCTAATTGTAATTTTGAAGAGAGTCAACATTATTTGCTAATATTGCTTGGTGATCATTACAACAAACACAGACATGTAAAGTATTGTCATAGTGTAGCATTTAAGAGTCTGATTGATTTTATGGACTTTAATAGATACTCTAGTGTAACTATAGATCGTATACTTGAGAAAGCTGATTCTATAGGTAAACTAACAAATGACATTATCAAACTTGTAGAGGCTAGAGTTACTGAGGACATTCAACGTTCTATTAGAAATTACAGGTGGGTTAAGATAACAGGAATCAAAATAGAGAAACCGCAGAATGATACAAACGAAGGAAGGGATTAATGTTCTTGCTTTGGAAGAGGAGTTCTATTCAAAACCATTTAACTTCAGTTATAGTGGTATGAATAGGCTCCTCTATTCTCCAAAGCTTTTTTATTCGCATTATGTACTACAGCAAAGGGAAGAGAAGCTAGACAGCTATCTTATTGAGGGTAAAGTAATTCACTGTCTATTATTAGATGGTGATAACTTTGACAAACAATTTGTAGTGTCACCGTTATCTTTGCCCAGTGACAACCCTAAACTTGTTGTAGATAGAGTATTTAAATACGCTCAAGAGACTAACTCTCTGGACCAAGATCTGAGATCGTTTGAGTCACCGATCTTAGACATACTAAAAGAGATTAATCTCCACCAGTCTCTCAAGACTGATGAGCAGAGGGTTGACAAGATGGTTACAGATCAGACTGTAAGCTACTTTGACTTTCTAAAGCAGAAAGGCAGTAAAGATGTTATAGACACAGAGATGTACAATCGGTGTCTAGAATCAGTCCAGATTCTGAGACAGAATCAGGAAGTTGTTGAAGTACTTGATTTATATAGGAACTCTGGTGGCACTGTTTATAGTGAGCACCCGATTCAAATCAATCTACCTGGTTATCCATTTGGATTAAAGGGGATAATTGACAACCTAGTTGTTAATGAAAATGATAAGACTATAGTAATCAATGACTTAAAGACAACAGGTAAAACAGTTGCAGAGTTTGCTGAGACTGTTGAGTACTACAATTACTGGCTTCAAGCAGCTATTTACAGGAAATTAGTATTAGGGGCATTTGCTGTAGATGCTACTTGGAAAGTAAAGTTCAACTTTATTGTCATTGACAAGTACAAACAAACGTATGTATTTCCAGTGTCTGATGAAACAATGAACAAATGGTACCTGACTGGTCTCAGCAATGCTCTTGCAAAAGCAAAGTATCATTATGAGAAGAGAGAGTTCTCTTTACCATATGATATGGTTGTAACTAAAGTCGTACTGTAAAAACAATTGTATGATCAAATCCCTGTACGAAGGATATTTTCAGAAGTCAGGTGTTTTCTTGTTTCCTATTCTAGGTATCTCTAAAGGTAGCAGTGTTACCCCGGTAGGTATTTATACATCTCTTAAGGGACATTATTCTCATAAAGATTATAAATTAATTACCACATACTATCTAAGAGATGATCCGCAGTTTAGAGTTTTCGAGAAAGCTAAACTTCTAGGAAATAAATACTTTCATAATTACTTGGAGACAAGTAAGAATGTTGGTGTTTACATTTTTGATTTATCCGAATACAAAGAAGATTGGGATCGCTTTCTACAAGGCAAGTACTCTAAACTATCTAAAGACTTGAAAATCATAATATTAAGTCATTATGCGAAAAGTAAAAAGAACTATGTATATGTAGACAGTTATCTTAATCCGGAAATGTATTTTGATATGTATTCTAAGATTTTGGAATGCAGTCCTAAACTATTACAAAAGGTAGGTGAGCTATGCGACAAACCTAACCTGAGGAAAGAAACTTTAGAAATAAAGTTAAAGGACTTGGAGAAAGACAGTTTACCTTTAAATTCGCAGTAAAATAAATAACAATGGTTGTTGAAACTAAATCAATGATGGTCGTTAAGTCCGAGTGGAACAATAGACCTACGTTTAAAATGATCCCAGTTGGAACTAAATGTCCATATGTAGAGTGTATTTATGATCCTGAATCTAAGGTATTGGCTATTATCGGTCAAACCAGAAAGAACGTGTTTCATATGATGCCGAAGTTGGATGACAATGGTGATGTTGTACTTAGAAAAGTAAAAACTGACGGTGCTAAACCTTACAAAGAGGAGCGCAGAACTGTTGAAACTTTTCAGGAGTATTACATTTCTGATCCTTCCCAAATTTCGGAATTTATAGAAATGTTTGCGATTAACCCAAAAGTTACTGAAGAGTACCTATCAGATACTCAGCAGTAATAACTTTAAACAATCCGCATAGAGGGGGCGAAAGCCCCTTTTATGTTTAACTAATTAAGGGGGGACAGCTTAACTGAACAAAGCGTATGAATCATTGGGTAATGGACTATGAGACCCTTATCAACATGTTTGGTGCGGTGTTTCAACACTACAAGACGGAAGAAACAAAAACGTTTGTAGTACATAGACTTAGAAACGATATCGTAGAACTGGTAAAGTTTCTAAATCAAAACAAGGAGAACAAAGAGTGGCACATTAGCTACAACGGTTTAAACTTTGACGCTCAGATTACAGAGTTTATTCTTGATAATCAAGAAGAGCTGGTAATGGGAGATGCTATGTTTATAGCTCACAAGATTTACAATTTTGCTCAAAGCGTAATAGAAAGAACAAGTAGCAACGAGTTTCCTCCGTATGCTCCTCATCAATTATCTATTCATCAAGTCGACGTATTTAGATTAAATCACTGGGATAACCCAGCTAAAAGATCTAGTCTAAAATGGATTCAGTATAGCATGGACTGGTTTAATATCCAGGAGATGCCTATACACCATAGCACCTATATACATACTCAAGCTCAGATTAAAGAAGTTATGGAGTATTGCGTCAATGACGTAAGATCCTGTAAAAAGATTATGGATCTGAGTAAGAGTCAAATTAATCTAAGAGGTTCTCTTTCTAAAGAATACAGCGTTAATCTATACAGTGCATCGGAACCGAAAATCGCTAAGGAACTATTTCTAATGTTCTTGAGCGAAAAGACCGGTATAAAGAAATCAGAGCTTAAAGCACTAAGAACATCCAGAGATAGAATTGTAGTTAAAGATATTATACTCCCGTATATAAAGTTTGAAAGAAAAGAATTTCAGGATATCCTGACTAACTTCAAAGAGCTTATAATCGATCCTAACAATACTAAGAGCGGATTTAAGTATTCTATGAACCACAAAGGTGTACGTACAGATTTTGGTTTAGGTGGCGTACATGGTGCTAGATCTAGCGGTGTATATGAAGCAAAGGATGGTATGATAATAATGACGTCTGACGTTACTAGTTTCTATCCTAATCTTGCTATCCGCAATGGTTGGTCACCTGCACATTTACCTCAAGGTGAATTCTGTGAACAGTATGAGTGGTTCTTTGATGAGAGAGTAAAAATTCCCAAAAAAGATCCTAAAAATTATGTCTATAAAATCATTCTCAATAGTACGTATGGTCTTAGCAATGACGAGAATAGTTTCCTGTATGATCCTGAGTTTACTATGCGTATTACTATTAATGGTCAACTTAGTCTTACCATGTTATACGAGATGCTCAGCACGGGTATCCCGGGATCTATCCCGCTTATGCAAAATACTGACGGTTTGGAGATGATGATACCATCTAGCATGAAAGAGAAATATTTAGAAATATGTAAGCAATGGGAAGAGATAACCAAACTAAACTTAGAGCACGGAGAATATTCTAAATTAATTCTAGCAGACGTAAATAACTACATTGCAGTAAATAAAGAGAAAGAAGTAAGTAAAGAAGATTTTGAGTCATTACAAACAGAGTTTCCGCACTATATCTATAGAACCGAAGGAGATAAATATTATTACTCTAGTACAAAATGTAAAGGCAGGTTTGAGTTTTCCGACCTAGCTTTACACAAGAATAAGAGCTTCTTGATTATACCTAAAGCTGTATATAACTACTTTGTATTCAATGTGTTACCTGAAATGTATCTTAGCAAAAATCGCAATATATTTGACTACTGCGCCGGTGCAAAAGCTAAAGGAGAGTGGGAGTTTGTAGAAGAGTGTTTTGTTAAGGGTAACATAGAAATGAGAAAACTGCAGAGTATTGTTAGATACTACATATCTGGAGATGGTTGTAAGATTATGAAGAAGAATAAAATAGATGGTAGAAACTTTCAGTTAGAAGCAGGTGTTTGGAGACAAACTATTTACAACATTATTGATGACAAACTCTGGAAAGACAGAGGAGTCAATGAAGATTACTACTTGCAGAATATTTACAAGATGATCGAATCCGTAGAAAAGAAAAAGCAAACCAGTCAACTAACAATGTTTTGATATGACTAGAAAACAATTTGTAGAAGATGTTGTACAGAGACGTGTACAACTTATCCAGAATGTTCTTCAACGTAAAAATGAAGAGTATGCTGGTAAGGATGATGTGTTCAAAGCTTTTACAGAGGCATTACCATTAAGCTTCCATGATACCAAACAAGCGGTAGCATGGGAGTTTATGGTGAAGCATCTGCAGTCTATAAAACTTATTATAGAAGAAAGAGCTAAGACAGGTAAGATCCCTGATGAGAAATTACTAGAAGAAAAAATTGGAGATGCTATTAACTACCTTATCCTGATAGAGGGTATGTTTAAGGAAGACATGCTTCCTGCTAAAGTAGAGCAAGCTAGAATAAAATACAGTTACATTGATATAACGAACCCTAATTCAGATACATGGAATCACAATTTAACAAAGTAAAAGAATGGTGCGAGGCTACTGATATTACAGTAGCTGAACAACCAACAAATATTTCTCAAGATAGATACAGACTCAGATTCAATCTGATGGCTGAAGAGAATGTAGAATATCTGGAAGCTTGTACTGCTGGTGACACTGTAGAAATAGCAGATGCCCTAGGGGATATGTTGTATATCCTCCTAGGTACTGCATTAGAGCATGGCATGCAAGACTATTTAAAGAAAATCTTTGCTGAGATTCACAGTAGTAATATGTCTAAAATGGGTGAGGATGGTAAACCAATTCGTAGAGAAGATGGTAAAATTCTGAAAGGACCCAACTACTTTAGACCAAATATAAAACAAATCATGGAACCATGAAAAAAGGTAGTATTCAAATCCACGATTCTAAAAGAAGGATCTTGGTACTAAATGATGAGACCGGTGAAAAGGAAAGAAAAACTGTAACCGGTTATATTGTAAAGTCAGTTGGCAAAAACGGAGAGGTTCTTCAGTGTTCTGAAACGTTCAATGATCACAAAGCTGTTAAGACTCATATTGTGGCAATGAACAAACTTTGGAACAACGGAGAAATAGAAACCACTCCTTCAGATTATACTAAAGAACAAAAATTTACACATTATGGACTCGCCCTCCCTGGAATTTAAAAGAAGAAGCTTTGGTGAAAAGCTTGTAGGAGTTACTGAAACTCCGTCGAAGAACGAAAAAGTAGACAAGATCAAATACATGCTGGCAGAAACAGCAGATCTGTTGAAAGAACACGTAATGGAAATAAGAAAAACCACAGGTCTTACGACTATGGGTGCTGACTTATTCTCTGCCACTCTTAATCAAATCATTATGACGCAACTGATGTCAGAAAAATTCCTAACATTTATTGAGGAAGACACACAGTTTAATGTCTTCAATGATCAACAGTCTACAGATATTTAAAAAATCCCCGGGGAAACCCGGGGTATTTTTATCCTTGTCCTCTATAAGGTTTCTTATAGTTCTTACTAGACTTTAGACCGCTTGTTTTAGTCTTAGCGATTACACCTGGTCTTTTCTTTTTACCACCTTTGGGTGCAAAGGCGTTTTTTGCGGTTACTGTTTTAGCCATTATCTATTTCGTTTATCAAGGGTTTCGATTGATTGTATAGGTTCTATTGTAGTACCTGTTAATGATAGGAGTTTTCCGAAATGGTTCCAGAATTTATATCTTCCTTCTTCTTGCCATTCGTATGGACCTGAGGTTCTTTTATATACATCTCCACTAGCCATACCTACAAAACTATCTATAAGTTCTTCCCATCTTCCAAATGTTGCTGATAAAGCTGCAGAGTTCATAAGTGCAATATCCTTGTAGTCCTTAAGACCCATACCAGGTAAGGGTACCCAAGAATCGTTTTCTGCTTCTATCTGTAGGGACAGGTTCAACAAGTGGTTTGACAACCATCCGTTGAGTCTAAAGTCTCTACCTGGGTTATCTGTAACAAATGGTAACGGTAGTGCATCACTCTTTTCTCTGAGCTTAGCAAATCTATCCTCATCGTCATCATCATAACCAAACAGTAATCCCAAAATAACTGTATTGAATAGAAGCAAAAGACCACCCTCCATCATTACTTTAGATGCAGCTTCTCTTTCTGTATCCGAAAGATTATAGAAGTTCATCTTATACGTAGTAAAGAATCTCTTCGCCGCTCTTAAAAACTCTACATAGTAACCCATACTTACGCTATCTGTATAACCATCGTATCTAGGTACAATCATACTATGCTCAGGGCTCCATCTGTACTTAAATCTTTCCATGAAGAGTTCCATGAAGTACTTCTTCAAGTGCATGATCATTCTGTACAGAAGATATCTAGACGCTAGTGGTTGGTTAAATGAGTCATAAGCACCGTTTGCTTTATTTACAACACCGTGTAGTCTCTTTACAAATGCTACATAGTTCTTGCCACCAGGAGCATAGCTTTCATCAACACCAGCTTTTAGTTTTAGTCTACCGTCTACTACTTCCCAAGCTTCACTGTATTTGATTTTACCTTTAGTGCCAGTCTTAGGATCAGTATAATCTAGCATCTTCTTGTTGAGCATAGCTCCAAAGATTGCTAAGTTTGATTGCAACTGTGTCCATTCACGGACGCTTGTAGCAAACTTGAAACTAATCACATCTCTTGCTGCAGACTTAGATATACCTTTTCCTTCTCTAATGCCTTCAGCTAATCTACCTTGTGTGGGATCCATCATCTCCACAAGCATATAGTTAAGAGACTTGTTTCCAAACTTATAAACCTCCATAGTAATCTCAGAGGTTACTTTAGCTGACCATGCATTACCTATTGCAAAGTCTTTAGTATTAAAGTTATCACCTGCAGCAGATTGAATCAACGCTTGCCATTGTGCACCCATAGAGTTTTTAAGTGCAGACGGTATATTAAATGCAAAGAATGTTGTAGACGATATAGATAACAGAGCATCTGCAAACTTCTGTACACCAGGAGTATTACCAAAGAAACCATCTAAGCTTTTACCCTCAAACTCTCTTTCTATAAATCCTCGTATAGCAATTTCTCTAAAGTTAGAACCTTTACTACCAAATGGTACAGTAAGCGATGCAGCTACCCTATTTACAAATCTTTGCTTTTTTACTTTATTTACTGCAGACTCCTTCAGTTCATTAGGCGGCGTCTGTATCAAAGAATGAAGAACCTTAGCCATAGGTAACATGTCAATCAGAGTCTTTTGTTTTATAAGTGACTGCTGATATCTAGATATACTTGTAAGCATATCCATTGTAACCATACTAGGATCTAACTCATACATACCAGTAACAGGAACTTTTACATAAGCATCGTCAAAAAGATCAGCTTTTATGTAGTTTTCTCTGTCTGTAGGATTAAAACCCATTTCAAAGTCATCCGCGCTTTTTCCAAAAAACTGTCCGAGGTTTCTCCAAAATCTTGAAATAGGATTCTGATTCAGATTCTCTTGAGTACTTCTATTAGATACAACCTCGTACTGACTAGCGCGATATCTTTCATACTCAAGGTCTAGTCTGCTATCATACGGAACAGTTTCTTGAATACTCAAGTGCTGTTTCAATAAACCCATCAACAGATTATACTTATCTGGTGAGTTTTTCCGCATGTCAAAGAACTGCATGTTAATGAACTTGCTATCCTGTACATCCATACGTGGTAACCAGTCACCGTGCATATCTATAGTAGCATTCTCAATACCGATACCTTGCTTAATACAGTCTAGCATAGTTAAAGCTTTTGTTTTAAGCTTTACTATGTTTCCTTCATCATCAACAAACTCATCTTTTACAATCTTAGTCCAGTATTCCAAAGAGGGAACACCCTGGATTGTACGAATCTCATCTCCGGTAATCGGATCATATAGAGTTGTTGTTTCATAGTAGCTAGGATCTTTCGGAGCTACTCTTGACCATACGCGAGATGGTGTATACTTTACGAATATCTTACCACCTTTTCCGGGATACTCTCTTTTAAAGTGATTCTTTTCTAACCAGTCTGAGAAAGTTATAATTACATCATCACCCTTAGAATCTTTATAAACTATTGCCGGATTGATAGAAAGTATCTTAGCTAGTATAGTCTCATTAAAGAATAGTTTATAGTCAGATAGGTTAACACCCTCAGCAGGTATACCCTCAGACTCAAGATAATCTTTTAGACTAGGATTAGCTTCAAAGAACATGTTCAACATGTCTATATAATCCTGTGTAGGAACTCTTTCCTGCAGGTCCATCAACTTTCTGAGCACGTTTCTTTTCTTAGATTCGTTCTCATTAAGTTTAACAGCTTCCAGTTTAATCTGAGCTGACTCAGAAGAATCTGGATAGCGCTTGTTATCTCTTATAAACTTCTCTCTTAATTTTTCTACATACGGAGATGTCAACGTATCTGTTGCCCACTCCATAAATGACAACATACTATCAATCTCTTCCTGTGTTTTGTCTTTATATACTTCTGTGTCTCCTGCTATATATTTTTTATAATCAGGAAGATTTGAAAGATAATTAGAATATACATCTGCAGGCATTGCTTTAGACACCGATGAGGGAACATTGTCTCTCATGTCCATTAGCTTTTTCTCCAGTTCTATAACTCTATTTACAACGTGATCAGGCATTGTTAATGCTTCCGGTTCACCATTGTCATCTTTATATGGAGCTATAAGTCTGGTAATTTCAGCAAAGATGTCTGATACTTCCTTCTGATTAGGATCTTCTTCAGCAAGTCTTTGGAGTTCTAAGAACAACTTAGCTCTCTCTTCATAAAACTTCTTAGATAGTTTCTGTACAGTGTTTAGTGCTAACCACTTTTCCTGTTCTATTTCTATCTGATCTGGTGTAAGACCTTTAGCTTTAAGACTATTTGTATAGTTGATATAGGCATTTTCAAATACTCCTTTCAGAGGTACCCAGTCGTAAAACTTCTTTGTGTAGTTTTTATATTCCTGAAGTCTTTCAGCAACTTTGTAATCCATAGACTCTGGGTCTTTTGGAGTACCGTCTTCGTAGAAGAGATCAGACAACTGTTTGTATTCTCTCCAAGCAAGCTTAGCGTCCTCTGTGTTTTTAATTACATCATCCGGACTTTGGATACCGGACTTAAGAGATCTCAGTTTACTTAAAACTCTGTCTCTTCTTTTCTCAGCTTCTCTACCAATTTCATCGGTAAAGAACTTAGACTTTTCATAAAAAGTAGATGTATATTTTCTATGCATGTAAGCTTTTTCAAAATTCTCTAAAGCTTCCATTGCTAGAACAAGTTCTATGTTGTTCTCATCTGTATTATTCTGGTCTACTTTTTTACGAGCGGCTTCTACTGCTTTCTTAAGAGTTCTATACTCACCCTTGTAATCTTTGAAAGGAGTTATATATTTCCAAACCGTCTTAGTAGGAACACCTGCGTCATCTCTTTCTACCACATCCAGATAAAGCATGTCTTTACCCATATTCATTCTACTATACGCAGAGGTATATCCCGCTTTATTTACTAGCGGTTCAATGTCATTGATAAAACCGTAGTAAGCATCATGCATTATTGCATTCATTTCTACAAAACGGTTACGTACATATCCAGAGAAACCCATAATAACAGGGTCCTGTGCATGTGCAAATCCTTCTAGGAATACATTCAGAGAGTGCGCATCACCTAATTCACCCATCAGGTAGCTTTTGATCTTTTCATCATCAAGTTTTACCGCATCATACTCCTCTTCGTAAAGTTTAATAACTTCAGGACTAGCGCCTTTATCTCTAAGTTTCTGAATCACCATTTCATAGTGATCGTCGATATTCTTTTTCATGGGTGTAAGCTGCTCAATAAGCATTGCTGATACACCCTTAGTATAAATTCTCTTACTCTTAGCAGTTGCTCTGTCTAAAGTCTCTTTGATATCATTCAGTATTCTGAATATCTCGTGACTAGGTTTAACATTTGCTTCTCTAAGTTCATTCTTAGCTGTTTCTATAAAATTTATCCACTCTTTGGTTACACGGTTTGTGTAAAACGCAGACAACAACGCTTTTTGTTGTTCCTGTGGAGTAGATGAGTCATTTTCAATTACAGCAACTATAGCATTAAAATTCTGTAGAACTCTTTCAGCAGCACCCTCCAATCTAAGAATACTATTCAGCAGCGCAATAGCGTGCAGATTTAAGAATTCTTCTTGTTGTTCTGGGGTTTCTCCTGGTATAATACCGTTATTTTGGTAGTCTCTAAGGTTTCCGATTATCTCAGCAATGTCAGATCTACCCATCAAGTCTTTTGTTACTGTGGATATATCTTTATAATTAATACCGGAGATAAGATTCTTTTGTTTCTTAGCCATTGCGTAGAGAGCAGTACCAATAAGTCTGGTTCTCTTCTGATCTATACTTGCTATTTGTTTTACGAGATCCTTGCTAAAGTCTCTGGTAAAAGAAACAACATCTTTTTGGGTTATGACCTCAGTGTTGATTTTAAACTTGTTGTTTACAAGCATCTCCGCTAGCTGGTCTAGTGTAGTATTAACATCTAGATTTTCAACCTTTATTCTTTCACCGGGAAATAATCCTTTTCTAAAAAGTTGTTTTATAGCATACAGGAAATCCTTGATAAACTTAGTAAAGACGTTACTTTCTTGCAGATTGTTGTTTATGTTATCTGCTTTCTTACCCAAAGAAGTAACCATAGCTTCCTCCATAAACTCTGGACTCCCAAACGTAAGTTCCTTATGAGTCATCTTTACTCTTTCTATAATAGCTTCGCCCTCAGGAGTTAATGTAAGCTGATTATATAAGGATTTAAATAACTCAGGATTTGTTTGAGCAATGGCTCTGATTATACCGTGAGCAAACTCGTGGAAAACAACTTCTGTGTTAGCTCTTTCTGCTACTATGTACGCTTTACCATTAAAGAAAAATCCAGGTTCGCCGTTATAAGACTTACCTGCACTGCTCAACATTGCTAGTGCATCCGTCATAGCTATAACGTTAGCATCAACACCAACAGATATTTTTAATCTGTCAACTAGTTTACTTACAATTTCATTACCTCTAGCTAGTCTTTGAGAACTGTCATCAAGTAAATCAGAGTACTTCTCAAAGAAGTCACTCATTGTTTCTACTGGCATATCTCTAAAGAACATAGGGTCTGTCCCTCCCTCATAAGGAACAATTTCTCCGTCTACTATTCTGTAGTTACCTTCTCTTTGATTCTTTTCAAATGCTTCTCTATCTTTTCTAGCTTGCTGAATTCTTTTAAGCTGTTCTTCTTCTCTCTTGGTAATATTGTTTATTTTAGATATCTGCGCTGAACTAGGTCTAGCATAAACACCAATCTTATTATCGTAGTACGAGCTAGTATAGAACACAGTACCGATAGTGGGATCACCATTATTGATATCCTTATTAAGTCTATCAGCTAAACCTTTAGCTACACCTCTTAGATTACCTGCTGCTGCACTAATCTTTTTACCGGGACTAGCCACAACTTGTATAAACATTTCTCCATAAGGACCAGGACCATCGTATCTAAAATACGATTTGCCTGCTACTCTTTTTGTTATAGCATTGTGTATTCCTACTACGCAAGTACTGTCGCTCATATCTAATTTTTTTAGCACCTAAAATCATCAGTAGTGATCTCAGGATCGTTTTTGAATTCTGAATCTAATGAAACCATATTTACAGTCTCTGCTGTATCAGACCGCACTGGGTAGAAAGATACAACATACTGAGTATCACTCCAACCCGTTAAGTCTAATCCACCATAACCTTTAGCTTTAAGGAATCTAAAAAACTCTTTTTGAATCTCTAATCCCTCGGGACTATTGTCTAGGATATCAAATGTCTTTCCTGTATTTTCTGTAAACTTTTTTGTTTCGTCTCTGTATAGATCACGATTGGAAAATGCTTTCAGAAAACCAGCTGTATCTAATGATACTTTTCTTACAACCGACCCGTAGTCCTGAGCTTCTTTTTCATCTAGAGTAAAGTAATTAAACTCTCTATTGTCTAGTGACCCTGTATAACCCTGGTATACGGTTAAAGTATCATCTTCTTCCGTAAAAGGAATGTTATCTTCAGAAGTCGCAAACTTGTCTCTAGAAAATGTAAAGTATCTAAAACCTTTATTTGTAAATTTATACTTGTCTTTAACGAAAGGTTGAAAGAATATAAGATCATTAAGATCTTTTCCTCTACCCATATTAATTTTAGCTTCGAATATCTGTTTCCAATCTTTCCAGTAGTTGTCAAATATCTCCGGATAACTTCCTTCATTAGTTCTTAAAAAGAAATCGATTATGTACTTCTTAGGTACTTCTAATCCACTTTCGGGATCTATTTCTTTTTCTGTAGGGTGTTCTATATATCCGGTAATTGTTACACTTTCACCGGCAGCAGTATGATCTCTACCTATAAAAGCTTTCTGCAAAGTCCATGATGGAAACATGTCTTTTACATTTTTATACCAAGCTTGATCTTCTAAAAAAGGTTGAACTTCTTTAAAAAACTTGTCCTGCTGTTTAGAAGCTGTTAAACTCAAACCCCTGTCTCGTATCCACTCGTAAAAAGCTTTACTGTTTTTTTCTTTTCTAAAAGTTTCTAAGGTAATTACACCATCTATATCATGCAAATTTTCATTTATTGCCCTTAATAGTATTCCGTATTTTCTAACTACCTGAGATCCTGAGAGTTTAAAGTCTACAAAAGGATTTTCAAAAAGTTTTGTGAGTATAGTTTTTACAAAAGGATCTGCATTTATAGTTTTTTCGTAGTCTTTTTTCTCAAATACTTCGTTCTTGTTGTTTCTTACAACCCCATCTGGATCTCTACGATACTCCCTAATCCATTTACTATAGTCTTGCTTATAGACGTCATCAACAATATCTAAAACAAGTGACTTTAGATTTTCTTCGGTAAGCTCTCTAATAGGTTTAACACCATATACATTTTCCTTTATCCAGTTGATTATCTTATTAATTATGCTAATAAAAACATTTTTGTCATATACGTCTTTAAATCCCAGGGATTCAAAATATGCTTTACTGATATCAGTGTTGATCTGTTTTTCTCCGATGTAATCGTTATCTATACCGTACTCTAGCATATCTGCTATAAAATGAATTATAGCTTGCTTGTGTGCAAATGGTTTAAACTTATTTAAACCTTCACCGTAATCATAGAACGGTAAATCTTCTAAAGAAACATCATCACTTGCATATTTACTTTTCTTATACTTATCGTATATCTCCTGATACTTTGGCCACTTATTAATGTTTTTCCATAGTTCTATAGATAGCTTGCTTTTCTTTCCCAGGAAAGAATATATAATGTAAGCAGACTGAAGTGTCAGATCTCTCTGAGTTATATTAGAAGAAAGTGCTAAATACTTTTGCAGCATATCAAAAGCAGACACAGCGTCTGTCTTAATCATCTCATCAGCATTTTCTTCAATCTCTATATTCAGACCTTTTATAAACGTAAACAGTTTAGATTTGAGTTTATCATCAAAGTCTTCGGGTTTGTAAGATGGAAAAAATTCTGGTTTACTATCCATGATTTCACTTAAAGAACGGAGTCTACCGTTCTCCATATAATCACGGGTAGTTTCAAAAAGACCTATTTTGTCAACAAGCTTTTTCCACTCAGGTGTATCTGTAACATCATCAGATATACAACTCATTATCCTAATGTATTAATTAAACAGTTTTTAATAACTTCCTGAACTTCAGCATTCGTAACTTGCTCGTTTCCAACTATTTCCGATCTAAGTTCCTTAGCTTCTTTTACAGCAGCGCCGATATTAATCAGGTATGGGTTAACATATCCAAAAATATCATATATCCTCTTACTTAAATATACGTATGTTTTAGGAGCGGGCGAGTTAAAACTAGAAACTCCTTCAGTAGTTTTCTGTACACCTCCTGTATAAGGACTAATCATATTTCCTACAATAGGAGACTCCGTCTTTCCGTAACCTAAGAACGGCAACCCTACACCATTTACATCAAAAACAACTTCTACATTAGGATCTTCAGCAAGACTCTTTAATTGCTGTAGCTGTTTTTCTATAAGATCTATATTCTTACTGTAAGTAGCATCGGTAATAAAGTCCTCATTTGACAAAGCATATCTTTCTTTGCTTTTACTGGTTATACCGAAGACATTTTTAGCTTCAATTTCACCTGATTCTACTAGGTCTAATAACACAGACGGCGCGTAGAAACTATAGCTCTCTGATTTACTAGGTTTATCAGAAGGTCTGGTATCATTGACCACAAACACTTTAGTCTTACCGGCTTTTTTAGCTTGTGCAATCTGTTGTTTAACTGCAGCTATAAACTCAGCTTTTTTCATACTACGTATATTATAGACTTGTAAATCTGATCTATATGTAGTAGGTGTTATAAACGATCTAGAACCAGGGTCAAATGTGTAGAAGCTACCGTACACTTTCATAATAGGTCTTATAGATGTATCTACTTCTATAACCTGAGCATTCTCATCTTCAACTGTAACTTTGTACATACCGTTGAACATAGAGACATACTGATCCATAAAAGTATCCATCAACTTTTCAGACCTTTGTATCTGGTCATGGTACCACTGCAATGACTTATCTTGCATTGCCGCATAAGTATTAGTAGGTACTATTCTACCAAGACTCAGTTGTCCTTTTCCATCTACGCCGCTCTGTAAGAAAGCAAACAGAGGGAATCTTTGGAATAAGTTACTGATAATCATATTGTCTACATCGTTATCTACCTTTTTAATATTAGGGTTAGATAACTTTTGTATCTGCTCGTGGTAGATATTGATTGTATCTGAATCAAGCATCAATTCTTCTAGGCGAAGATTAATAACTCCTGCAGTTCTTCTAGAATACAATGATGACAATACAGTAAATACGCTACTTAATTCAGGATGTTTAGCTGAGATAAACTCAATCTGTTTAGCAAAACCATTGAGATCCTTAAACATAAAGTCTACATTGCCTGACTGAATCATTGCCATGTCTCTAAGAAACTCTTCATAAATCATGAAAGGTTTATTTAGATTCTCATCAAGAATAGTAGATAACTCGTATCTAGACTTATGATCCTCTGAATTTATATACGCCTCAAAAGGAATCATAGAACGTAGAGTCTCTCTGTTATATACAAACTTCACATACTTGTGGAAGTTTATTAGATCGTCTACACTATCATTAAAATACTGACCGGATACGGGCGCAACACCAGGAACTCCTTTTGTCTCAGTTACTTCTGCATACTTTCTATTATCATAATCAGACCTGACAGTTTTCAAATCCACATGCAGAACTCCGTCTTTTACAAATACTCCACCTCTTGACAGGGACAGTGCTCTTTCTACTGGGAACGACGCTACTGAACCACTAACGTTCAAACCTTTGAACATCTTCAAAGGATCAAATCCTTTTAGTAACGCTAGACTATATTGTTGGTAGATATAGTTTGTAAAGTCATCAATGAATCTATTAGCTAACGCAGCATAGTCTTTAAACTTACCACCGTAATCCTCTTGAATATCATCTGGCAACGTTGAAAAAGATGATCTAAGTTTTTTATATAGTTTCTGATCTGTTCTAATTGGGAAAAGACTTTCAAAAACAGCATCAAAATCAATAAACTTAATAAAGCTTCCAATAGGTGAGTTGTTTATAATATCATTTACTACTGAAGCATTTAGTCTCTTTTCTTTGTTTAGGACCTTTATGTTTTCAAGCTTAGACTTTATTTCAAACATGCTAGGGAGCTTCTTTGTATCAAAGTTCAACCCTTGCTGGATTTCGGTAATAGCTTTAGACATCTCCTCGATTTCTATAAAGTGCAAGAAGACCTGTAGCTGCTCTAGATCGTTAGGTTTATCTAACTGTTTTTCTAGATTTTCTTGACTAAAGTTTTCTGTACCATTCAAAAGCTCTGAAACTAACGTATCGTATATAGTTTTCTTTAGGAACTTGTTTGAGAATTGCTCAGCTTTAAATGCATCCGGATCAATATCCTGTTCTCTTAAATGGTTATTTAATGCAGGACTATTAGATAGGATTTCTCTTCTAGCTTGTACTCTAAACATATTAGTACCAGCTGCTTCTACACCAAGAGATTTAGCAAAAGCACTCTTAATGTTTCTTTGCTTCTCTACATACTCCTTAATAATAGGTTGTGATAAGAAATACACAGCTTGCTTAGGTGGAACACCTGCTTGGAACATAAACAGAAGTATCGGCACTATTTCCTGATTACCCTGGATATCAAATATCCATGAGTCTTTAGCTACGTCTACAGTACCGTTTATAACTTGAGATATTAACTTAGAAATTCTGTGTACGCCATCAGCACCATACAAACCTGACAAGGATATCTCATCCCGCATAGTTTTGTTAAAATCTATACCACCTCTGAATGTCTGTATAATAGAATAACCAGAATCAGGCTTATCTTTCTTAGCACCTAGAGTTACAACTTTTTCCATATAAGCACCTACTCTGCTGAGTACTGTGTTATATGTATTAGTAACTGCAGCTATACCCAAGCTTCGCATACCGATATTGTTAGAACCTAACTTGTATCGGTTAAATCCTAACTCGAATATCTTAGTAGCGGTTATTCTCTTCTTGCCTTTACTGTCATAGAAAGTTTCACCGTTACCATTCTTATATCTGTCATACTTAGAATACTTGCTTAGGTTTTCTGAGTAAGGTTTAAGTACAGATGTGCTGTTTGGTGTAATGAAGTCTACAAAGTTTTCCTCCATAGACGCAATATCTACAATAGCAAACATCAAATCATTCTCTACTGCTTTAGATGATGCAGATGCAATATCTTCAATTACAGTATCGATCTCAGCGAACGTTGGATTGATTTCCTCATTAAAGATTTTCTGTACTTGAGCAGAAAGATTTCTAGACTTGTTATAAAGATTACTTAGAATAAACTTAATATCATGTAACTCTTCGTGCAAAAACTCTAAATTATCTGCGGTTACGTTAGCAAAGTCTCCCCAAATCTGATCCTTAAGATCCTCTTTTTTAGCTTTATATTCTAAGATTACTTTGTATAGATCCTCTTGTTTCGTATCTAAATCAAAAGCTTTAACCTTTTCAAATAGAGTATCTAAGTGCTCGTAAAGATCTTTTAGGAGTTGTTTATTGCCTTCTAGTCTTTTTACAGCACTAGGATCATGAGTCAAAAGTTTTACGCTCTTACCTATTACTTTTAGGTTAGGGAACATCAAAGACAGTTTATCAATGTCAAAGTCTGATCCTGACTTAGCTACAATATCTGCAGGAAGGATAATCATATTACCAGCATTCTCTGGTAAGAAT